TGGCTGCCTTGCGAACTCAGAACCGTCTGCATTATACGATTTGCCTATCTCTGGAAGAGTGCGGTTTTCGGCTGTTCCAAATTTTTCGTAATGAGCTTTACCAAATGCAGCCATTCCTTGCTTGGCAAATTTTTCCTCACGGTCACCGTCAGGACTATTAAATGCGTTCAGCACATCGGGGTTGTTTTTGACATACTGTTCGTACTGATCAATTTCATTTTCAATCGTCGTAACGTCTGGACCAGGATCGACATACCCTTCGATAACTCTTCCAAGCTCATCTGCTTGCACAACAGACTCGTCACCTTGTAAAGTCTGCCTAAGAACATCCGTGTCTGTCTGTGCGGTTTGCTTTCGGATACGTTCCTCTAATGGGAGTAAGCTTTCTAAGCTTCCCACATCTGCAAAGTCACCTGTTCCTCGTAGGAAGTCAGCTTGCGCCTTTAAACTCTCAGAAAGACCTTCGCCATAAGACGGCTGGGCTGGATAATTAATATCTGGACTACTCATTTCATTCTCCTCGTTACTTGATCAAACGTGTAAAACCTAACTGGTTGTTTTTTTGTATGCCTCATCCATCCGACGTATGGGAGAATGTATGGTATACGGCTAATAAATTCTGAAATACATCTCTCACCCACTGCGGTCCTCACATACCATGCGTCTGGGTCATTGACGTCCCATTGCGCATCTGGGTTTCCCTGGTCTGTACGCACGGGTTTTGCGAGCAGTAAGCTATGGGGGGTCTTATGGACATATCCATGCGCCATGTAGACTGAGATGTCCTTGAACAAATCTGTTCCGAGCTTCTCGTAAAGTTTGAGCGATTGTGCCAAGATATTCATGTCGATATCGTTGCTCCTAATGCGACCACTTTCCATGCCGATCCATCGGAGACTGCAACTGTTGCCGCTCCTGAGTTACCGTCTGTGACGTAGATCATTTGCCCTGCTGGGGATGCGGAGGGTACTCCACTAACTGCATAGCTTGGCAGGGTCATTATTGTGCCGGATATCGTACCACCTGTAATGGCAATGGAATTGCTCGCCTGTGTGCCTAGTGTACCTACCCCTAGCGCTGACCTTGCATCACTTGCGTTCGCGCTTCCTGTCCCCCCGTTGGAGACCGCAATGGGGGTAGCGACTGAGACCGAAGGTGTACCTAGCTGATTTAGCGCGGCTGCGGTCACTTCCACGCCAGTTGCGAAAGTAAACCCTCTAGTAACTGATGCAGAGATAGCCATTATGCAATGTCCGTCCTAATGTTCAACCCGTCTGCAATTGCTTGCAAGCTGACGTGTCTAAAGCTTGGGCGGCCTGCGGTGACCGTAATCTCAACATTCGCACCATAGCCACGAATTCGTCCTGTACCAAAGCGTAAAAGTGTTTCCTCCGTAGAGTCTGCTGTGTGACTCAAGACGGTTTCAGAGTTGTCTGGGTCAATACTGTTCACCTTGATCGTAAACGCATCGTTATCGACTGTCTTGATTCCTAGTTGCCCACGTCTCCAACGCTTGACGTTTTGATTGCCCAGCGTGAAGGACCGAGTTTTTAGTTTGCCTGCAATTGCAGTTGTGCCGGATTCAGACGCACTTCCAATCTTGCGTCCGTTGTCATCCGTTTCGTTCTCTTCCATCAAATAGAATCCAGTTGGATTACACGCGAAGAGTCTGCGCTTTGTAGGGTCGCTCCCGTGGGAACAGATCACCCAATCATCGACTTGGAATGCTAGGCTGCCTGCCATTGCAGGGTAGCTATCTACGCTGATCCACGCGCTTGAGATGAGGTCGTATACAAATACCTTGTTTGGTTTTGTTGATGAGCCTGTAGGAACTGCGAGGTAAAATTTATTATCAAACACTACTCCGCACGCTAAGTCAGCATACTTATAGTTAACCTCATCAAACTGATTTTGTATCTGTTGCGTCATTGGCAGGGTTTCCCCCGTTACCTTGCTGATAGCTACTCCAAGCCCTTTTGCGGGATCAGTCCCAGGTGATAAAACGATCACTCCGTTATCACTCAAGAAGAAGGTTTGCGGGCCACTCTGTGCGATGGACTTGCGAGCTACGCAACCATGCTGTCTTGTGATTTCGTAGGTGTTGGCGGCACTCACAGTCGCAATGTTGTTAATCATGTGGATCGAGTTGCGCATGAACACGATTAACTGGTCTTCTTGGTAGGGGTAAAATCCTACGAGGAAATCTGCTGAACCCTTATTGATTCTAAACTGCGCGTCTGCGGTAGTGTAGACGTCTGTGTTTAATAAGTTACTCATTAATATCGAGTACTTAGAATCTGTTGGTTGTGGAATGATGAGTCGGTTTCTAAAGAACACTCCAAAGTCAGTGTTTGGGCATTGAATGTTTCCTCCACCGGGTGAGGCGTTTGCCTTCACTACAAAGTCAGTTGGGCTTGAGTAATCTCCATCCCATTCAAGCGGGGTCTTGTTCTTGCCACGAAACAAAATCAACTTCTCCATTGATTGCACAAAGCTTGCACCGTCTGCCGCTGCTACCACTTCCCCTCCGGGGTAATCAATGTCGATACCAGAATTGTTTGCATCATTCCAAATGATCGCTTTTGTGCGAGTCGCAACCACTAAGAACTCAACGCCAGTTGCAGGGTCTGAGAAGACCGTACTACAAAATACCTCTTCTGTGCCTGCCGAGTAACTCAAGGTGAGCGCTCCTGCAAGAAAGTCTATGCCCTTGCGCGTCTCAGCAAGGTCTCCAATCAAGCGCATATTCTCAGAGTTCTCTACGAAGCCACCCTCAAGGCTAGTTGGTTCAAGGTATGAATCGATACCTCGAAATCCGCGATCACCCTCTATTTGAACCTGGTCATCGAGTTTTCCATATGAGCGATATCTTGGCATTTCACTTGTTCTTCTTGCGCAGTTCTTGCCAAATCTTGACCGACATAAAAACGATAGTCAGTCCACCAGCGACCACTCCCACTACTTCATGCAGTGAACCGGAAAAGGTTGCCATTGTGCCACCTATCCCAAATAGCGAATCGCGATCAAACATCGAACAAGAAGTCTAAGATGATGATTGATGCCATGACTGCTGCGAACCAGGTAATCACTTTGCCTTGAATCGTCATACCTTGGTATAACTTGATTATGGGTTTAAGATTTTTCATTTGATGGAAAGGGTGGACGTGTAAGATGTTTTTCCGCTGCCGTCTTAGAACAAGTCTCTGCGGTTTTGCGTGCGATAAAAATTGGGATGCTTAAATAGGCCGCCAAAATGCAAGCCGCGACCATAAGGATTTTTTTTACGTAACTTGTGAATTCCTCGAAACCAGTCTTGTGCTTTTCCATGCCCTTCGCCACTAGTGCCGAAACATCCCCATGTGTGAGTGCGTCTATTGTCTCCTTTGCTTCCTCGACCTCTTTGTTGCCCTGCAAAACTTCCCCAACTAGCGCGCCACTCCCTGCCCCTACTGCTGCTATGCCAGGACCACCTAGCGCTCCTGCTCCTCCACCAGCTATTGCTCCCAACGTCGGATACCATTGCTTCATCGAACATCCGGTTAGGATCACAATGACAAGGAGTAACGCCACATCGACTGCAAGGATTACGTGACATCGTTTCATCCGGGGTCAGGTGGACTCCATTCTGGGCCTGCTAGGATGGTTAGAATTTCAGAATGTGTGTACTGGGTTTTTCCGTTCAAAAAGCTAGGCGTTTCGCCTTCAAACTTTACGAAGGTCTTGTCCCCTTGAGAGCCGTCTTCGTTTACGCTCCATCGAAGCGTGTTAGCGCTCGTCTCGCATACTTGGTCGAAGTTTACTGATGAGACGTCGGAGTCGTTGATGATTACGTATTTTCTGTTCATAAGTTAAGAGGGTACGGAGTCCGAATAAGTAGGTCCGTTGGTGAGCGTCCCGTTGTTCGAGTTGGTTGACATATCGTAAACGGTTGTTCCCGATCCGTCTTCAGTTCCATCGCCCATTCTCCACCATGCTACGGGATTAAAAGTGCTAAGATCACCAGGCACTCCGTTTGTGCCACCGCTCCCTCCGCTTGCTTCGCCTTTATATATGTTGGATATTTGGCTCGCAGTTAAAGTTGTGTTAAATATAGCCGCTTCATCAATTAACCCGGGAAAAGGTCTAATACCGCTCGGATGTATACCAATCTTCAAGTCACCTGTGTTTGTTGTACCCATGCCCATCGAAACCGTGTTGTCGGCGCTTCCGTTGACGTAGTAAATCAAATTAGTGCCGTCCAAAGTTGCGGCTAAATGAACCCATTCTCCCCTGTTAATTTCGGTGGAGCTACTTAGTGCAGACGATCCGTCCCAATATCGCATTATAAATTTCCCAGCGGTTTGACCCGTCACTTTAGTGAAAAACGTGTAGTTCTCATCTGAACCATCCCATTTCGCAAAAAGGTACGGAAAATCCACGGTATGCGTGGTATTCATTTTCACCCATATCGAAAAAGTCCCTGCACTACTGAGGGTCAAGCTAGTATCGTGGGGGACGTTAATGAAGTCATCAGCACCATCGAGAGAAACCGACTTGACGTTAGCGAATGGGGTTACACCACCTCCAGATCGACCACTACTAGTCGCGGCCTTTCCCCCACCTAGTCCAAGACCAAGTGATATGGTGGATACTCCCATCTAGATATTGTAGGCAATTACAGCACCACTCGTAAGGTCGATGCTTGTAAAGTTTCCGTACAGGACAGTTCCGGCAGCAAGCTCAGTTGCATCTTGCCCAGTGCAGATATTACTAAGGTTTGTAATGTTGCTTGCCTGTGCCGCAAGTACAGTTGCTTCCGTTGCTTGGATGGCAAAGAACTTGCCCGTCACAACGTCCGTCCCGTTGATATAAATTCCCCCGTTGAGTCCGAGTCCTCTGTATTCGCTTGTCGATGCCATGATAATTATGTGCTTGTGGCAATTGTAGTGCCGTATGTTTGAATTAAAAGTGGAGTGGTTTGGCGCTCTTGGCGCTCTAATTTATCGAGTTCTAACTCCAAGAGTTGTTCTGCTTTTTGTAGGGCAAGCTCTCCTTTCGACGCCTGTCCGTCTGCCGTTAGCCACTCAGAATAGGCGGCTTGAACGACGTACTCTGCAAAGACCCAAGGGAAGTCAGTAGCGTCACTTGCATATTCTGGATATGGGGCGCGGTAGTATACCCAGACGGGAGAGGTTGACGAGCGGTTGGGCAAGATCGCTTCTCCATACTCGCTCGCTCCAGTAACGTAATTGTTTTTAAATGCGACATCATGGGAACTGTCAGTTCCATAGGGGTCGTTATTTGTGACCCGGAATACTTCGCTTACCGTAGTTCCAAAGTCTAAATAGGCTAAGAGGTTAGCAGTTGCCGTTGCACCTGATCCGCCACCACCACTAAAGCTGACTGTAGGGACTCCTGTGAACCCAGTGCCGTTATTGGTGACCGCAACTCCGTTAACTTCGCCATCTGAATTAATCGTTGCCGTGGCGGCTGCCGAGCTACCCCCACCCCCACTAAACGCTACGGTAGGTGCTGATGTATACGATGCACCACCACTCCCAACGTCTACGCTTCTTACGCGAACGTCTGGGATGATTTGTGTAAGGCGTGATGCAAAGGGCCATGCAGTCCTGCCCCATGCAATTCTGCCAAAGCGGTTGAAGCTACGGACTCCTGCCTCACTCTCTACAGAGAGGAGGGTCTTTACGCCAATCAAATTCTTGAGATTGGTCGTAAGTGTGCTAACCGGAATTCGCCTCATGCAAAGCTTGCCTTGTCAAGGGATGCCCCTTGGAAGGTCTTCTTGTCAAAAGATTTTGCTCTGAGTGAAGGATTGTCGCGAAGGAATTCACGCACGAATTGCTTGTCTCCCCAGCAACCAGGTTTGAACTGTTGCCAACGGAAGTATTCGCGTGCAGGGATCGTACCCTTCAGTTGCCCTACTCCCTCCATTACGCCACCGTGCTGGTTTTCTTTACCGCATTCGATTTCGCGCTTCTTGGCTTCGTATCGTTCAAGGTCTACTTCGTAACGCAAATGACGGTCCAAGTTCTTCATGAACTGAGACCCGTTGCCTTCCTTCCACTTAGGTACAAGAATTTCTGACATAATAAAAGTGATTGGTTGCCTTGGGGGGTGACCCGATTGAGCCACCCCCCTAGAACAACAAAACGAATTGGTGATTAACCTACGTCGTTAGCGTCATGCATTGCCAAGTAGATATCCAATTCCCCAGCGGTAAGCGCGGAAGGCGAACCGGAAGAGGAGTTGGTGAACTTGATCTGCAATGCATCAGAGGCAGCGGCAAAAGTCCCAGCGAGGGTCTTAGGTACTGCGCCTTGAGCGGCAATGATTGGTCCGACTGCGGTGACAGAGGTGGACTCGATGAAGTTGTTAGGGTCTCCATCAGTTCCAAGTTCTGCTGCCAATGCGCCAGTTCCGGTCATTGCGGTGCTTACGTTGATCATCGCCTTCGATATTACGAAGTCGGCAGGCGTATCGCCAAGGGCCACGGTGACGGTATCGGAAGACCCAGAGCCTTCGTCAATGTCGGTGGAAAGGACTTTCCACTTGTGGGTGAATCCTTGTGCGCGTTCCTGGTTGCTGAGAACACTCTTGCGAGCGTTTGGTAGTGTAACGTTAGTGTTAGCCATGTCTTAAATCTCCTTTGTTAGGTTATCGATTAATTGAAGTAACCGTGAGCAACTGGACTAAGGCAGGACAACGCAGCAATTACGTCAACATACCCTCTTGATCCACCACCTTGGTCTTCCAACTCTTGTGAAGATTCAGCCTTGAGCGTGTGCATTGCAACATACTCAGGGTCGATCAGAAGTCCGGCATCAGCATCAACGGTATCGCTACCTGACGTGCGATTTATCAGCGTGCTAGGAGTCACGAAAACATTCCCAAAATCTCCTTCATAAACATTGACTGATAAGGTTATTTTCTTGCTCTCAGCATCTTGGTTGACAACGTAAGTTCCGTTAGTTGCGGCAAGCTGGCGAGAGAAGTTACTGATCTCTTGCTTGAGGCTTGGTCCGGCAATCAAGGTAAGTTGTCCACCAGGCATTCCGTTAGCAGTGTAGAGTTCTTGAAGAACGCTATTGAAGGTTGCTTCGGTCTGCGTGCCAGTGGTGTCGTTAGCTACGTTCTGCGCAAAGGTAGGAACGTCGGATGGTTGACCTCCAACTCCAAGCCACTTGAGCATACCTCTGGTTTTGTAAGGCGTGCCTGAGCCAGCTTCAGCTTGACGATCTTGAGCGGAACAAAACGCCCCCTCTATATCTCTTTTGATCTGGCGTACACATTTGCCCTCTGAATTTGCCTTCTCACTTGCGACACCAGCGGTATCGACAAGTTGTTGAATATCAGAGACTTTCCAAGTTTGCCTAAACTTCTGAACATAGTTTCCGATACGCGCCCGGTCTTCTGCTTGATTGGAAAACGATCCGACGTCTTCGCCTTCACTAACTCCATTGAACGAACTGGTTTTGAGACGGTCCACTTGGACTTCTACAAATGTGCCAGTAGCTTTACCCTTCTTCATCATAGAGATGAATGGAGTTGACTCAGGTTCTAAGATTGATATTGCGTCCGTCAAGTCCTCGCGGTTACCTGCGGTATTATAACTGGTTGCTTGTGCCAATTTACTTTCCTCCTAATGTTTTGATTTTAAATAATGGAGAGGTTAAGACCTCTTGAGTTTGATATACTGTTGGTAGTCTGCCATGCTCCCGGACTTGTCGAATTTCGACTTAGCCGCTTGCAGAGCCTTCTTTCTTGCTGAGTTCTCCGTCCTTGGCTTTGCAGTCCCTGCTTCGGTGGAAGCTACTGGAGCGCTAGGCTTGGGTTTCGGTTTACCCGAATTGACCTGTCTTTCCTTAATCGCTTTTGTTCCTTCGATCATCAGCGCCAGTGCAAAGTTGCCATTTGGCAGATGCTCGATGAGTGGCTTATAAAGCGGATTATTCTTGGCCTGCATGAAGAACTGGTAGTCCTCGCTTTCCCCGTCACTTAGGAATGGAAAAGTCTGAACTGCTTGTTCGTCATATTGCGTGCGCTCTGCGATCCATTTCTGTCTCGCTGGTGCATCCTTGCGTAGGATTTTTCTCGCATTGGCGCGAATCCTTCGGAGGTCGGACTTATTGTAAGTCTTCTCTCCATCCTTCGCAACGTACTCGTCTCCGTTGTCATCGTACTCCACTTCGTTCTCAAGTCCTTCTTCGGCCCATTCGATGAGCGTCTGAATCTTTTCGACTTCTGTGGTTAGTGCATTGACGTCGTTGACGTTGTGCAGGGCATTGTCCTTGAGGAACTCAGGTTGGTCGGCGCTGGCTTGCTGATCCTTCGCTTGGGCTTGCGCCTGTAGCTCGGCATTCTCTGCAAGTAGGGCTTTCTTCTGAGCGGTTAGTCTTCCGAATCGCTTGACCGCAGATGCATTCAGCGACTTAGCGAGTTCTCGACTCTCATCCTCAGACAAACTGTCCAGGTCAATATTGTATTTAGAAAGAACATCCGAAGGTTCTGCGGGCGGCTCAGTCAAACTTTCCTCGTCCGGTACTTCGGCAGACTGTCCCTCGATATCTTCTTCCTCCGTAGTTTCTTCAACGGATTCGGATTCCTCCGAGGTCGGTTCAGAGACTTCTTCCTCTGGCTGAGATTTCAGCAAATTTGCCGCGTACTCTGCCATTGTCAGGTTTCCCTGTTCCTGCGTTTCACTCTCCACGGCATTTTGTGAGGATACCGAGTCAACCTCTTGAATTGCTTCTTCCATAAAATCAACGCTTGTTGTAGCGTAGTGTAGCAAAGTGTAAGGCAATTCACCTTACATGACAAACAAAAAGCCCTTGCAAGCGCATACCTGCAAGGGCTTGACACTCCCCAGTGCCTATTATCTACCCCTAGAAAAGTTAGATGTTGTGAAAGGTATCGAGTTCCTCGTCTATGGCTTCAAGCTTTCCACACATCATATAATGACGATTAGTGTTCTCGATGACCTCCTTGACTTGGAGTTGACGAATTACTTCTTCGCGCATTGATTCGCGCATCTCGATGTACTTCAAAAAATTTGGTTCACCCTTTAAGGAGCTTAATGCTTGGATCGCTTCTTCTGGGTCTATGACGTGGTAGGTTTTCTTTTTACGGGGCATGATCATTTTTTCCTCTTCTTACGGGCAAAGGTTTTGACGTTTGTAGGTTTCCCACCAACGCCTTGAGCCTTTGATCTTTTTCTTCTCACGGCAGACTTCTTCTGTGACGCAGTCATTCTTGATGCCTTGGCTTTCGGGACACACTTAGGGTATCCTTTCTTTTTAGTGCTGGCTTTCTTTCTTCCGCACTTAGGATGACCACCACCTTTTTTCTTTCGGCCTATATCAACCCATTCCTCAGAAAACCACTCTTTTAGACTCATGCCTTTCGGTATCCTCCACCTCTTTTTTTATACGTCTTTACCAACCATGCATTTGAATATATAGAAGGGTACACATCGAACTTTCTCTTAGCTTCGCTCTTTACCCTAGAATACAACGTCTTGTTGGTCGGTTCGTTCTTACCTTTTTTAGCTGTTCTTTTGGTTGCCATTTAACATTTCCATCGTTTGCGAGCTTGTCGCAGTCTACTGTTTGGATTCTTTGCCGCTTTAGGGAACTTCTTCATTTGTCCTGCCGAGCGTGCGCAGTATGATTTTCTACGCTTTGCCGCCTTGCTCCCCTTCTTGACAGTCCCGGTAACCGCTCCCTTGAGCTTGCTACCAGGATTATCACGTCGGTACTTTTTAATACCCTTCTTGGTCATCCCCGCGCCTGCTTTAGTTGGTCGCTTTTGACCACCTTTTATCGTGTGACCCTTCATTGGAATTACTTCCTTTTCTTCCGCTTAACGGTTTTGCGCATCATCTTTCTTCCCTTCATTGTGCGTTCCTCCTAATTACGTGGTTCATATCTTCTGGGGCATAGTTTGAGTAGTACCCCTTGGTTAAAATTCTCTTCGATGCGGCACTCAAGTCCGACAATGGTTGTATCAAGATCACTCCATAAGTTGGTGAACCATTTCCTTCAAACTCTTCTTGGGAATCATCAAGTGGATGTTCTGGGTGAAATCCGATTATCCAGATTCCTTTGTGATCTTCGTTCTGTTCATCTAGCCAAGTATCAAATTCATCTGCGGACATATTGTCCCACCCCGTCCATCCAAGGACATCTACAGAATCCTTCTCTGGTGGATTGTCCTCCTTGATGCGAACAGCAAGGTCTAAGTCTTCAGCAATG